GGACTACCTGATGTCGCGTGGTCTGGTGCGCCGTTGTTTGATTCTGTGCCCGCTCTCCATCATGCACTCGGCATGGATGTCTGACCTCAACAACTCCATCATCCACCGCTCGGCCATCGTCGCTCACCATGCACAAGCCGCCAAGCGCATCGAGATGATTCAGTCTGACTATGAGTTTGTGATCTGTAACTACGAAGGGTTGAACTTGATCGCAGACGAGATCAACAACGACGGCCGCTTTGATCTGGTGATCGTGGACGAGGCCAACGCATACAAGACCGCCACCACCAAGCGTTGGAAGACCTTGAAGTCGATCATCGGGCCAAACACCTACCTGTGGATGATGACGGGTACACCCGCATCGCAGTCCCCTGCCGATGCGTTTGGTCTGGCCAAGTTGGTCAACCCCGATGGAGTGCCAAAGTTCTTCACGGCGTGGCGCGATCAAGTCATGTACAAGGCGACCATGTTCAAGTGGGTGCCCAAGACCAACGCCAAGGAGCAGGTCTACAACGCCTTGCAACCAGCGATCCGCTTCACCAAAGAGCAGTGCTTGGACTTGCCGCCTGTCATGACGCTGACACGCGAGGTGCCCCTGACCCCGCAACAGAACAAATACTACAACCTGCTCAAAGACCAGATGCTGGTGCATGCCGCAGGGGAGACCATCACCGCTGTCAACGCCGCTACTGCGGTGAGCAAACTCTTGCAGATCAGTTGTGGTGCCGCCTACACCGACGAGAAAGAGGTGGTCGAGTTCGATGCCGCCCCTCGCCTTGGTGTGCTGGAAGAGATTTTGGAGGAGACCGAGCGCAAGGTCATCATCTTTGCCATGTTCCGCTCCAGTATCGACACCATCCACGGCCACCTTGTCAAGAAGGGTTTTACCGCAGAGGTCATCCACGGCGGTGTGAGCGCCAGCAAACGGGCCGACATCATCCAAAGGTTTCAAAACCAACCCGACCCGCGCCTCTTGGTCATGCAACCGCAGGCCACCGCACACGGCATTACCCTGACCGCCGCCGATACTGTTGTTTTCTATGGTCCACTGATGTCGGTCGAACAGTACATCCAATGTATTGCACGCGCTGACCGCAAGGGCCAGAACAGCGACAAGGTCACGGTGGTGCACATCCAGAGTTCGCCGATTGAACGCAAAATGTTTAAGGCGCTCACCGCCAAGGTCGATGACAACGATCTTCTGACAGAGATGTTTACCGCAGAAATAAATTCTTGAAAGGGGGCTTGCACAAACCAAATTTTCATGTAGACTGTCTAACTCTAGACAAACCACAACAGGAGAAGTAAATGAGTGAAACCGAAGTTGAGGTGATCCCCATTGATCGCCTCGTGAAAATCCATTCCAAGATCAAACAGCAGATCGAGGCGCTGACCAAAGAGTACGACACGAAAGTGGAAGCACTCAAGGCACAGCAAGACGAGGTGCGGTTTGCCATCAAGGACCAGATGAAGGCGCTTGGCCTGAAGTCTGTCAACACATCTTTTGGGACTGTCACCCTTTCGACCAAGACGCGTTACAACACGCAGGACTGGGACTCGTTCAAGAAGTTTATTCTTGAGCATGAAGTCGTTGATCTGCTGGAGAAGCGCATCGCCCAGTCGAATATGGCGACATTCCTCGAAGAGAACCCCGGGGTTGTACCTCCGGGCCTGAACTCGTACACCGAGTTCGACATCCGTGTAACCAAGTCAAAGTGAGTCAACCATGAGTAATATCACGCTTTTTTCGTCTTCCAATGTTCCCGCTTTCGCTCGTAACAACGAGTTGTCTGACACCGCCAAAGCCCTGACCGGCGGCGGTACTGGGTCGTCCGTCAAACGCATCTCCATCAAAGGCGGGGTCTTCCGACTCGTCGCTGGCGGCAAAGAGATTGCCTCGATTGATGACCGCCACCTCGATGTCATCATCGTCAAAGCCGCTCCCAAAGTCAGCCGCATCTACTACGAGGGTGCGTACGATCCCGAGCGCATCAGCGGCCCCGACTGCTGGAGCAACGATGGTGAGAAGCCTGACGCTTCCATCAAGGCACCGCAAAACAAAACCTGCATGGGCTGTCCCCAGAACGAAGCAGGCTCGGGCAACGGCAACAGCCGCGCCTGCCGCTATCAACAACGCTTGGCCGTTGTGCTGGAGAACAATCCCAGTGGTGATGTGTTGCAACTGACACTCCCTGCCACGAGCATCTTCGGGAAAGAAGAAGGCGACAAACGCCCCCTGCAAGCCTATGCCCGCTTCCTCGCGGTGCAGACCCCGCCTGTGAACCCCGAGCAGATTGTCACCCGCATGAAGTTCGACACCAAGGCCGAGTCCCCCAAACTGTTTTTCACGCCTGTGCGCTGGCTGGAAGAAGGCGAGTACGATGTCGTGCAACGCCAGTCCGAGAGCGACGATGCCAAGCGTGCGATCACCATGACGGTGGCGCAGGCCGATGGTGTCAAGCCCAAGGCTGAGTTGTCGATCCCCGGCAAGCCCACCAAGGCCGCGCCCAAGGTCGAGGCTGAAGAAGAGGAAGAGCCTGCACCCAAAGCCGCCAAGGCCCCCAAGACCAAGCCCGTTGCCGATGAGGACGACGAGCCTGAAGTTCGCAAATCTGCCGAGAAGCCCAACGCTGTTCCGCCCAAGAAATCCAAACTGGCTGACATCGTGGCTGATTGGGACGATGAGTGAGGCGCACCATGATGAGCGAACTCGATAGTCGTCATTTTCTGTGGGCCGGTGTTGTGGTGCTCATCACCATGATCGGCTCTTGTACTGCGGGGAACATGGATCGCCGTGCCAAGTGGGAAGCCGCCGTGAAGAACGGCGCTGACCCGATGGTGGCGGCGTGTGCGTTGTACGATCAGTCCAACGCCGAGCAACTGACCTGCGCCTTGTTGGCCACCAAGAAGTAAGGAGATCGGGGGGAAAGCGGATGCTGTGCGGGTGTCAGGTCGTGGTGCAACTCCACCCCGCTTCTAGATCACAGACGTAGCGAGTACCCCCACCCAACCACAAAATGTCTTACTCACAAAAAACAATTGACGCCGTGCTGGCCGCACCCAAGACCCCGGGCAACCAACTGGGTCGATGGGCGATCCATCTCGATTTTCCTGTCACCAAGATTGCCAAGGCGCTTGGTGTCACCCGCCAGACTGTGTACAACTGGTTCGTTGGCAAAGATGTCTTTGTCGCCTACCAGAACAGAGTCGAACTGATGTTGTTGATCATGAAGTCCTCACGCACCGCCGACGAGGCATGGAGAAAAATATGTCACGAGTACAACTTGCCAACTTGACAGACGAAGAGTTGATCCGGCTGGCCTACATCGAAAACGAAAACCCCATGGTTCTGGAGTTGTGCAGTCGCATCGCACGACTGCTGGACGAAAACGCCGAACTCAAAGGCACTGTAACCGACCTCTCCGAGCACATCCCCCACTGATCCCGAAGGAACGCCATGACACCGCTTGAGTTTCTAGCGGAGGTTCTGCCGTCCCCGGGTAACGGGTACTACTGTGCGGTGGAACTGACAACAAAGAAAAAACAACATGTATTTGGAGAGACACTCGATGCGATTATCCCGACGATAGAAAAGTGGGCCGACAAGGGGTACGACACCTACTTTGCCCTTGGCACCTTTGGCACGGACGAGAACCGAACCAAGGACAACATGCACGCCAGCCAAGTGCTGGCCGTAGACCTTGACTGCAACCACCCCAAGGATATCCCCGACGAGGCGGGCAACATCAAGCCCAAGTCGTACCCGAGCGCCAAAGCGGCGGCGCAGGCGTTGGCAGATTTCTGTGAAGAGACCGGTTTGTCTGCCCTTGGCGATCCGTGGCTCGTGCACTCTGGCGGTGGCATCCATGCCTATTGGCCGCTCGATCGCATGCTGTTCAAGGAAGACTGGTACCCGCTGGCCAAGCGGTTCAAGGAGTTGTGCAACGCCAAAGGCCTGAAGATCGACAACGCCGTGACTGGCGATGCGTCCCGTGTTCTG